AGCTACGCTTTCACATACAGCTTTACCTGAACCAAAGACACCACCAAACACGTGTCTGTGCCAAGCTGTAACTTGTTGCTCTCTTTGATATGTTAAACCAATAAGTTCACCATCACCTCTAACAGCATATATAATTTGATTAGGCTCTTGTTGATAAGCCATTTGTGTTATGCCACCTTCAGTAACGTGTTCTGCAAGTATGGTCATGTCAGGTGCAAGATAACCATCAACGTCAAAGTTATATGCTAGTTCTCTAATTTTTCTTTTTGCACGTTGTAAAAATAATGTTGCGTTACCCACAGATATAGCATCGACATTTGCTGCACCATGATTAGATTGTTTTTTAATTAATATATTTGTTGGTGTAATTGCACTATCTGTTCCTCCTCCTGATACAGTAAACTCACCACCTGCTGTTCCAATAATTAAAGTTCTTGTAGCAGTCATAAACCTAATAGCATTAACTTGGTTAGATGCTATCGTATAAATAATTGCATCATCATCAGCTACAGTGCCACCAATGTTTGCATCCATATTTTCATAATCACCTGACTTTGAAAAGAATATTGTTTGTGGTTGATTTGTTGTTCCTGCAAAAACTAATCGTTGTTCAAAGAAAGTTACACAAGATGGATGTCCTGTTGTATCTGAAAAAGCTCCTAGTCTCCAATCTTCTGTAGCATTTGCATTATTTAAAGCTGTTAAAATTTCTATAGTTGCATTTGTTGTGTTTGTTACACCAGTTATTTTTGCATAACCTGAATTTAAAAAAACAAATCTTCCGATGTCTGTTGCGAGAAAACCTGAACCACTATTTATTCCTGTAGTAGCAGAAGCCACTAATGAAACACCTGTACCTACTGCTGCTTGACCTGGGTTTAAAGTTGTAGTGGTTATGTTAGCATCTTGCATTGGTCCTTTAGTAAAACTACAATCTGATAAAGTCCAAGAGGTATGAGATGTTCTTGATAATTTTTCTACTTCATGATTAGGATGGCAAATGTACATAACATCTGCTGACTGTGCAAATTTTAATTCAAATAGTTCAGCTTCCAAATAAGGTGTAGCAATTTCTACAGCTGATCCACCTGATTGTACTTGTCCTTGATCTTTATAAATTCTTATATATTGATCACCAAATTCTAAAATATAAGTTTGTGTTGTAGAAAATTCAAAAGGTATAAGTCTTGTTTTTTTTGCACTTGTTTTAACTTCTGAAATAAAATTTGTTCCTGGTCGTCTTGCGGCAGCACCATGTGGATAAACAATAAAATTTTCAAGCGTCTTACATCCTGAAGAATACTTTGTTAAATCATTACGACCATCTAAACGTGGTGAAAGCTCTCCACCTGTAAAGTTGGTCAGCTGTGCTGCAACTCTAGCCATGTGTTAAAACCTTGAGTTTATAAATGTACTAGACTCTATCTCATCTGTCATACCAAGATCAGGTGAAGTATTCTGACCTTCAGTAGCATCTACAAATCTAGCGTCTCTTAATTTATCTTGAAATAGTGTATACATATTCTGAGTTACAGGATTTGAAGATGTAACTCCATATGCAATGTCTGCTGCTAATGCAGCTGATATAGTTTCTCTTAGTAATTCATCATACTCATTGGGATCAGTAATTCTAGCTACATATAAAATTTTCATGCTTGATGCGTTGCTTAATATCTTTCTACCTTCTACTTTGTAGTTAGAATCAAAATCTAATATACGAAGTAGTCTCATACAATCTGCTGGTAAAGTATATTGTGAACTAAAACCCCAAGCAGGTGTAGCTGTATCTGCTGCAAGTTCTACTCGCTTCTGTAAACAGTTCCAAGGATGTGATCTAAATAATGCGTCTCTAACTTGTGTATATCTTGCGTTGCAAAGTCTTGCGTTCTTTGAATCTTCTGTAAGTGAAAGAATAGTAGTTGCTCCTAGTTGATTTAATGCTCCATTACAGATGTCTACTATTGATGCCATATTTTTTCCAAATGTCCTCGTTAGAAAGATTTAGTTCATCTTCCTTTTGCTTTGTTAATTCGTTGATACTACCTATATCAATTTTTTCAACTAAAGCATATCTATAAATCTTATTATCGTTTCCCCATTGAAAATGCAACAAAAGTCTAGGCTCTTTGTAAATATCTATAAGTCTTGGGTCAAATCTAGCTCTTGTCATAAAAAAAGATGGGGGATTGCTCCCCCACCTAAATTATTGATTAGTCTATAACATAAGTCATGTGCAACTGAATAGTTCCAGTACCATTAGCTCCTGCTAAAGTAACAGAAACTG